AGGTGTACCGACAACTTGGAATGATAGTGACACTGTCTGCGCATCCGGTGCTGAACCGCCGACTGATGGGTAAGTCGGCAAGATGTTACAAGCAAATACCGCTCCAGTGGCAGCTGTTAGTGAAGCCGCCAAAGTCGTATTTGGCGCGGATTCTGTTGCAGTCCAAAGTGATTCGCACAGTGATCCTGATGCGCCCCAATCTGCAAGCATTTCGACTTCAAGCATCCAGCTATCGTCGATTGCTTTGTAAGCGCGGCCGTCAAGTGTCTGGAATGTCTCGATGACATGGTCGGCTGTGAGTGTGACTGATGTTGCTTGTGCGTCGTAAGTTACGGTCGCGATCGTCAAAGCGAGATCGCGTCCAGTGATGACGGTCGTTGGCATAATTACTCCTAGTTAGTTTGTGTGTATTGAGTGGATATTTCAATCTCGCAAGCGAGAATGTCGGACGCTCCGATTGAAATTGGCGTTGGATTAGACACAGAGCCGACTGTGTAACCTGACGGAATAACCGCCAGAATGCTCATGACTAGCTGCTCGATGTTGTCGAGCGCGGCGGCATTTGAGTACATTGCAACGCCGACAGTGATGACAAGATTGACTTTGACACGGGTTGATGTGCCGATGAGATTGGCTTCAAGATATGGAGATGCTGGGACGACTGCAGCAAATGGCACAATCGGAGCTTCTGGGACAGAGTCGTATGTGTTAGCTGCGACGCCTGCGATGGCTGTCTTAATTGCGCCTCGGACGCTTGTGGAGATGGTTGATGCTGGCATCAGCTCACCATTGATCGAGTATCGACCAAATCGCCTAAGAGCCCTATGCACCTGTTTGTGAGACTGCGGCCCATCCTGAATGGCGTCGGGCTAAAGTCCACGCCTTCGATCTGACCGCCTGCAGCTGTGCGGCTTTGGAATACTTCGACCGAGACAGCCAAGATTGCGCTCTCGACATTTGAATTGCCTATGTAATAAGTGGCCGCGCCATAGCCGGATAGGGTTGCGATGCCATTCGGAATGATCTGACGGATCGTGACATCTGCATTTGTGAGCGCGGCCGTAAAATATAAATCTTCGACTTTGGTGACTGTGTGTGTAGCTGTAAACGGTGCAGGCATCTTTGTCACGACAACCGATTGGCCTACCGCAAAAGTATGTGGCTCCCGTACATAAAACAAAGCGACATTTGATTTCAATTCATAGCTGACAATTGCTGTCGTGTTCTGCACAAGAATTGGCAAGATCACGCCTTCAGCCGTGTCAATGATGTCGTCCAAATATGCGTCAGAGTAAAGGGATGAACTCACGCCAAGAATAGATCGCAGCTGTGACGCTGTAACGATTGCCGACATGAGTCCATCCCTTCATCTACTGGGCCGCGTCGGGAGCGACACGACCCATGTCTAATTGGTAGCGATTAAGCCTTATTTGACTTGAATGCGCCAGCGCCGATCTTTGTGGCGATTGCGCCGTATCCGTACATCATGATATTGATTGAGCCGCTTGAAATAACATCAGCGCGAAGCTGGAATGTTGGAGACTCATACCATGTGTATGCATCTGGATTGACAATCAAGATCGATCCATCTGTGTCAGTGGTTGCAGCTGTATTTGCAGTCACATACAAATCAAGTCCGGCAATGTTGCCTCGGATTGATGTTGGATTGACTTGACCACCTGTGAAGTTATTTGTGCCAGCGGCTACATTGTAAAGTGGTGCGCCGTTGTTATTAAGTGTCATGACATTTGACCACTGGGATGTATTCATGATGATATTGCGAGCAAAGCCCTGAGTGCCTGCATACACTGATGCAGCTCCACGGCCAATGATGCCAAGCAATTCGGCAGCTGTTGGATATGTTGCAACGGTTGTCGCGTCAGCTGTAGCTCCTGCGATGATTGCTGCATTTACTGCAGTATCTGTGACCTTTGCATATTGCGCAGCGAGATTTCTCATGAGCTCGTCCACAAAGAGTGGCGAAGAGCGATCAAAGAGCTCGACTGAGAATGTCTGCTGTCCGGCGTACTTCTTGACATCAACTGAAAGAAAAGCGGCATTCTGATCTGTGTCAGATGGTGCAGCGGCTTCAGCTGTGAGTGCGACTGTTGGCAAGACTGTGATCTTTGGGATCTCAAATGTCATGCCTGCGTCTGGGAGTGTGCCGCGTGATACTGCGTCGATGTTGCTGCGTGTTGCATTTGCAAGACCATTAATGACAGTGGTGAGCTGGCGTGTAGGGACAAGACCAGCATTGTCGGTGGTATCAGCTGCAGCGCGAACATAGGCGCGAGCTTCATCTGATCCGAGTGCTGCCTTGATTGTCATCTCAAGCTGCTTTGTAGCTGAGAAATCCAAGCGTGGCTTTGCTGTAAATACGCCAGTGGTATTGGCGGCTGTGACTGACTGTGCGGCTTCGACCGTCTCTGTAACGGCTGCCGCGTCTGTGACGGTGTTTTCCACTTCGTCTCCTTCTGTTGTTGGTGTTGGTGTTGCATCCTCATCCGGTGCGGATGTGGAATCTTCATCGCCTTCTGTCGCTGCAACTTCTGCGACGCGAGCTGATCGCACTGCAGGCTCTGAGACAAGCGCGACGCCTGTGAGCTCAGCCTTGAGCACTTTCATATATCCCTTTTCTTGCACATAATCCTCAACGGCCAATTCCACGCTGAATCCATCGCGCAATCCATCCATTGCTTCGATGAGAGCATCATTGCCAGCTTGTGTCGTGCTGATCTTGAATGTCGCATTGATTGCTGAGTCGCCATCAAGTGACATCTCTATGCTTTTACCAATTCGGCGTGTGCGATCGTGTTCAAGATTTAGAAAGACCGGAGCTGGATCGATTGATCCTTTTGCAAATACGACTTTGCCAGTCGATGCATTTGCAGGCTCATCAAATGCGACGATGCGGCCTGAGATCGTGCGCGATTCTGAATCGGCTGCAGTGATCGTGATTGGTGTTGTCAGTTTCATCCGATGATGTCCTCTTCTTCTCTGATTTCCTCGATTGTCATTGCGCCAATTCGATTTAGGATTTCGTACACTTGTGCTCGCTCATAAGGGTTGCCGCGTAGAAAATCGTCTAAGTCATAGCGCACATATTCTGATGCTGGCGTGAAATCCGTGAGTGAGAGCCTTTGTTCAATGATTGTGAGAATTGGACGGATTGAAAAGTCAATAAGATCGCGACGCTGATTGACTGCATTGGAATATGTCATCGATGATGGATCAGCTGATGCGAACCATGCCGGTAATCCAATCGCTCTGCACAATTCCAAAGCCAGGTATTGTCTGGCCTCATTCATCTGCAATTGCTTTGGATCAAATCCGACAGTCTCCAGCGATACATCTGCATTGAGGACTGTCACTGACTTTGATGTGCGATTCAAGAATGTTTCTTTGAGAGCTTGCAATCTTTCCTTTGGCAAATTCGTGCCATTTGTTTTGACGACCATTTGTGGCGCAGGATTCAATGCGAAATCGTAGGCAGCGCGCTCCAAAGCGTGTGCAGCTCTTACAGTACGGCCAGCGCGATTGAGTAATCCTTCTTGCATGTTGCCAAAGACCACAAGCTGATCAGGCGAAATTGTAATTCCATCGACTGTGTAGCTTTCAATCTGTGTGCCATTTGCATTTGTAAAGACGCCTACGCGCTCCGGTGCAATTCGCTCCATCGCTTGAATGCGTCCAGTGTCTGCATATCGCTGAGTGACTACTGCATACGCTGCAGGTCTGAAAAGTAAATCCTCGACCATCCATGCCCAAAATTCTGCGCCTGTGATTCGTGGATCAGGTTGATTGATCACGCGTGGTGATGAGACAGTCTCATTTGTTGATTTGTTCTTTGTCTCCAATGGCAGTGATGCCACGGTCGAGCAAATGATGCCGCGAGCGCGAGCAATTACTGGGACGCCCATCGCCTCAGATCGTGATGCACTTTGTACGCCGCCGAAATATGGCGCACCAATTGAATCGAGAGAATTAACCGGAGCCAATGACGCATCGACGATGTTATCAATCGGCTTTGCAGCTGTGAATCGATCAAATAATCCCATGCCCTAATTTTATTTGGTCGATACAATCAAAAGACCATGATGTCAAGATCCGTCTCTTGGCGTGTCGCGAAATGCGTGACCAGCGCACAAGCAACCGTCGCGCAGACAGTGCTCTGTGATGCCCTGCGTCCGATAGTCCATCCACCATCCCCAAATTTCAGCTTGGCCGCTGACAAGACTTGCTTGGTCAATTCGGGTTGATTGATGTGTCTGAGTCTCTTCGATGTGACCGCTCCTAGAAATTCATCGCACGCTTGCCCATAAAGCGCGCCATCGATGTCAATGATAGGGATGCCAGCTGGCACAAGTCTCGACGCCACAGCTGATGATGTGCGCTTGCTGAATGCAACGACCTCGACTGGCATGTCCCGATAGTAATCAGCGACATCATTTGCAATGGCTTTGTCATCGAGTGAAATTGCATTGTGCCATGTGTGCAGTAGCTTGACGACAAATTGATCATCATCGATACGCTGAGCTGCGACCAAAGCTGCGTCGCGTCTATCCGGTGAACAGTCCAGCCCAAGCCAGACAGTTTTCTCCAAGTCTAAATCTAAATCATCGGTTGCACATTCTGCCCATTCTCCAGCTGGAATCGCCGAATCGATGGTCTGTACCCAGCGGCACAAAACTTCGGTACGGACGACATCCGGTGGATCATTCATGACAGCTCTTAAATTGTCGATGTGGACAGTGTGACCGAGCGCAGGATTTGCCATCGCTGCCCCTGCCCAAAATTTAGGGGAATCGTCTATCAAGTCATAATCACTCGACCACTCAAAGTAGCCAATGTCATCGGCCGCACCGGACGCGGCAGCAAGGCCACGCTCTCGCAGCTGATTGAGCACCAATGAATGCTGATCGCCAGCGTTAGAATATGACCAAAGCTGTGGATTTTCAGCCGCCATCATCGTGTATCGCAGGGATGCCCAAGTGGATTCATCCTTGAGCTCTCGGGTCTCATCGATGTGGACAGTCGCAGGCTTTGAGATACCACGCGCAGCTGATGCGCCAGCCTTGACCATGTAACGATTACCGGACAAAGTCTCAATCTCTTCGGATCCATGAGCCCAGCGGATGCGCTTGACTTGCTTTGCCAGCCCGTCATTGCTTTCGATCGCCTGTACAAGATCCCTGAATGTCTCCAGCGATGTAGTCAATCGATGAGCTGTGCCAATTTGCAACCCTTGATTCCACTCGAAAAGCCCCATCAAGATCCGTTGCTTCATGAATGTCGTCTTGCCTTGCTGACGAGCCACGACAAGCTGCACAAGCGGATGCAGCCATCTGCCATCAGGCTTGACACGATGCGACTCAAGTGCGAGCCATTCTTGCCACGGCAGCAACGGGAATCCGATCGAATTGCTGAAATCGATGAGCTCTTGGCCAAGCGTAGGCAGCTCGGGATGCAGCTTTGAGTGAATTCTGGGCATCGGGTTGCCATAGAGCTTCTCAGGCGTGGTCTCTACAGGCTCTGTGAGCCGATCTGAGCCATCTTGAACCAGTCTGAGCCTTCTTGTGCCTTCTTGATCCATTTCAATGCCTTCTTGAGTCGTTTGGTGGTGAATTAAAACCTCGGAGGATGGGTTGGGTGGAATCAGTGTCAGAAAAAAGACTACCCGTGCGTAATTTTTCCATAATGAACTCATCCGGTAACTTGTCACGCTTGCTGAAATTACATTTCCGACAAGCTGCCACAAGATTGTCATCAATGTCGAGTCCACCTTTGGCCACTGGGATGATGTGATCGACTGTGTCTGCATCCATGCCGCACCAGTAGCACTCATGCCCATCTCGATTGAGTATCCTCAAGCGGATCTTCTTCCACTGTGCGCTGTTGCTCTTGCGCTGTGAGTGCAGGCTCATCAGTACCACCCCTTGCGCTCATGAAATGCCCATGCCTTGCATGGTAATTGATAACGGATTGTGATGTATTTGATCGTCTGATCGATCTGTCTATAAGGGTCAAGATTGCGATACCACTGTGATCGCATCTGACCTAGCCCAAAGTGTGAGCCACTGCGAGCATCTGGATTCCATCTAGATTCTTTTGTGATGATCTTGACAAAGCATTGATATTGCTTCCAATCAAGAATTCTAGAATGTGCATAGAGCTTGTATTGGTCAGCCAATGTTGCAGCTTGTACGGGTTGCATCTGTAAGACAATCGAGCCTAGCAATAGGCAAAGAGCTCCCCTAACCGCCTGTCTCCTTAGCGAGCTATACGGCTTCAGCCGCTCGCTTGCAGAGCTGGACGGTAGCAGA